AGTTAAATAAGAATGGCGAATTAGTTTCTAAAATAGGAACATTTGAATATGATGTTGAAGTATTAAAGTCAGATAAATCTAAATTGTTAAATAGATACGATAAGGTTCTTAAAGAAAAAACCAAACTAGAAAACATAAACACATTAATCTCAACTGATTTAACTATTAAAGATTCTATCTTAAATTCAAATGTTATAGTTTCACAAGATAAAGATACTGTTACATTTAAGTTTAGTGACAATAAAAATTGGGATAAATATAATTATAGAGAGTTTAGTGGAGAATTGAAACTAGTAAAATTAGATTCAATGTTCAACGTTAAATCTTCTAGATTTGATTTTAATCAAGGCATTAGTTTAACAACAGCAATCGTTAAGGAAGAAGGAAGAAACATTTTAAGAATTACAACTCCTTATCCTGGTTTAGATTTTACTTCGATTGAAAATATTAATATTGTTAATGATAAATTAAATCTAAAACAAAAGAAAAAATCAGGTTGGTCTATTGGGGTTGGTTTCGGATACGGAATGAACTTAAACAATAATCAAGTAATAAGTACAGGTCCTTCAATTGGAGTTGGTGTTTATTATTCACCAAGTTGGTTAAAATTTTAAAATATAAATAAAGAAATGGCTTTATCATCAAAATTTGCAAGACTTGACGAAGATGTACTATTAGAATTTATCTATCACGATCAGAGTAATGTAGACTCTGTAAAGATTGAGAATGATGATAATGGTAGTCAATTAAAATATCTAAATACAGTAGCAGGTAACAACAGTAAAACTAGAATGCTAATTCATGAACTAGGATCTGATGTTGTTAACTTTACAGTTAATATAGCAAATGGATATGTATACGTTAACAATTTTGCAGCTAGAGAATTAATATTAAAAAACGGATTAACTTATAAATTCGATCTTAATGATGCTTCTATTGATAATTTAAATGGATTTTATATTAATGGAGTTGCGCAATCACACAACAGTGGAATAGTAACATATTCACCTAACACTGATGGAAAATATACTTATAGTTATAAAGACTTAAGTGTTACTGAATTTATTGGAGGTATCATATCGGTTGGAGCTAGAGCAAATTCATTATATGCAAAGCCACTACAAGAAACAGGAAATACTATTAAAACTGCACCGGGCGAGGGCGGTAGATATTATGCAGTACCAACAAGCAACGAAGGAACATTTGCTTTATTAGGAAATGATTTAAGTTATTTAGATTCTGCTGAATGGTTAGGAACAAATAGTTCTTCATTATCAGTAGTTCCGGTTGCAGAAGTCCAAGCAGTATGGTATGACACTATTAGATTACACTTAAGAACAGGATATTCATTTAGTGGAAGAGGATATGAAGGTTTTAATTTTAAAGTAAAAGCAAAAAGACAATCTGGAGAATACGGATATTTTACGTCTTTAGTATATTTAAACTCTTCAAGCTATGAGGTTCAAAACCCTCAACCATTTACACTAGCAGATAGTTCTTTCTCAAAATATATTGAAATTAAAGTACCATCTTTAATTCATATGAATGACCCTGCAAAAAATGAAGAATTTGCAACAACATTCTTTGGAGCTGGTCAAGATAGTTTAATAACATCAAGTAACTACGAAATTGAATTAGGATTAATTGAAACAGTAAAAACTGTTGATGGCTATGATTATATAGAAATATCAGATCAAAAATCTTTAACACTATCGCAGGAAGATGAGTTTGTAGATATTGCAATTAACTTAAGAGAATCAACTAGTGGTGATTTCTTTGAATTCTTCGGAACAAAGGATGGATCGACTGCCGGATTTGAAAACTATATCAATGGAATTATTCAAGAATCCGGAGACGATGTTAGTGTATTTTATGATGTTGAAGTAAGTGAACAATTAGGTTTAAATTATCTTAGCACTTATTCAACAAGCTTTGTGCAAGTCACTAATTTTGATAATCCACTAATATATAGACCGGTAATTTTAAATTCAGGAATTTCAAGTAACTTTTTATTAACAGTTGCAATGAGGATCTATAATGAAACAGATAATACACAAATAGTAAAGTACGCATCTTTAGTTTATAATAAACCTAAGAAGTACGGAAAGAGAATGTCTAAGATTAACTTAAATGGTAATTTCGGACCAACACTAATATATAACAAACTATCGAATACTGAGGTAAATAGAGAACTTAATCAATTTATAAATTCATCTAAATCGGCAGTTGGGGAAACAAAATATGTTTCAGTAGCTTTAGATACTTATGGTATCTTGGCAGGTTCAACTAATGTAACTTTAGAAGCAACTTCTATAGCTGCAACAAACGAAATAGATTATAAAGCCGAGGGAGAAACAGAAATTACACTTTCTAAAGTATCAGATAACTTTATTAAATTTAGTATTGCAAAACCTAAAGGAGATAGTTTAGAGGCTATAAGTTTAGTTAATGCTGAGGATATTATTTTAATTATTAAGAGTGGAGTAACAGAACAACAAATATATCACGATCCTACTTTCCCAGATATTGATTTAGGAAATGGAGAAGTCTTATTTAAAGTAACCAAAGCTACTGCAGCTAGATTTGATCAAAAAGATACTAATACATCTCCTGACAAATTCTATATTAATTTAAAGAATGGGGCAACGGAGTCTATGTTGTATTATGGAAAAGTAAAAATCGTATAATGATATTAAACAGTAGAAATAATTTATTTAACTTTAAGTTTCCTAGAACGTTTGTTCCTAAGGAAGTTGCTGACAAATATAGAAAGTATTTAAATAGAATGCCCGGTAATTTAATAACTGAGCCTATTGACTTTATTAATTATTCTATACAAGGTGTTGCACTTCCAGGATTATCGTTTGATCCTATTGAACAAGCACCTAATGATGGAACTATAACGTATCACAGAGGTTCGGTGCCAATCCAAAATACTATTGAAAGACAATTCACAATAGAAATGCAATTGTTAGATGGTTTTATTAACTATTGGATAATGCAAGACACTTTATTATATTATTATTCAAAGGATATTAGAAAACCTTTCTTAGATGATTTAAAATTACAGATATTAGATGCTGAAGGGATCCATGTAATGAGTGCTGTTTTTGAAAAGCCAATTATGAATTCAATAACTGAACTTGAATTAAACATGAGTTCAAACATTGCAGAATTTAATACATTCACACTTAACTTCTATTATAATAAATTTAACTTAAAGTTAGAAATAGATTAAAGATATATAATTATATGAAAACATTTTTAGACTACATGTCAGAAGCAAATGCAACTGACCAAGAACTTACAATATTACAAGAGTCATTACAGACTGAATGGACCGTTGAACTAGAAGAAAAGGTAGACACTGCTTTAGAAGAATTTGTTTCTGAATACAGGAACGAAGATGGTACGTTTGATATGGATAGATTTGATGGAGAGATAACTAATGAAGGTTTATTCGGATCTATATTTGGTGGTTTAACAGGTTTTGCTTTAGGTAAAACAATCGGTAAAACAATTGCTAAAGTATTAGGTATTGAAAAAGGAGTATTTTATAACATGTTAACTTCACGATTAGTCGGAGCCGCTTTAGGTGCTGCAATCGGTAAATCTATATAAATGATATACGTAACAATTGACTTTTCTTTAAATTCACCAGGAATCTGTATTTACACAGAGGATAACAAGTATAATTTTATTGGTTATTTAAAACCAAAGACTGGAACTAAAAAAGAACAAAGGATGCAGGAAGAGCTTAATATGCTTGATGGTGTTCAAATGTCGTATCAGCCTGATTGGACTAACAATGAAGCTTACTCAAAGAGTGAGATGATAAAGGTTCAACGACACATGAAGACTGCTGATGACATTATTAATTTTATTATTGGAGTAACCGATTCTAAAGAACAATATGTTATAGCGTTTGAAGGATCTTCTTATGGTTCTTCCGCGGGTACTAATAATATAATAGACATGGCGGCTGGTGCTGCTATCTTAAAGATGGAACTAATGTCGAGACTTGAAGTCTTAGATATCTTAACAGTTGCACCATCTACAATCAAGAAACATGCGGGTAAGGGTAATATGAAGAAAGACCAGTTATGGCTTAAATTCTTAGAGAACGTTCTTGATGATCCTTCTTTGGAAAACTCAGAACTCCATAAATACTGTAAAGATAATATTGGGGAAGTTACGAGAGTCCCTAAGCCGTTGGATGATTTGGTTGATGCTTACTTCTTAAATCACCTAGCTAGAACGCTATTTAACCCGAAGCTTTAAATACTTTAATTATACTACAGGTTGGGAATAAAGTTTCAAGAATAGTAAAATAATTTAATAAATAAAAAAGAAAGCATGCAAGCAATACCTACTTCTAGGCTCATGGAGCTTAAAACAACACTACAAATAATGACTGATAGTGCCTTAATAGAAGAATCAGAAATGGTTAATATATTAAACAAAGCCGGACTATATAAATACAAACATGCCAAGCATACATGGGTTGACACCGTAGGATCAGTATATACCTTCCCAAAATAAAAAGAATAAATATATTAGTTATAATTGAAACCTTTTAAAGTTTCTCTATATAACTCTTGTAAGTTTATTTAAAGGGCCCTTAAAGAACTCAAAGTTTAACAGATAACCAATTTAACGAAAATTAACGAATTAAAAGATTTAAAGAAATGGCAGAATTTGACATTTTCAACTTAAGCGTAAGCGATGTTGAAACCCACGAAGCAAAAAGCACAAGAACGGATGTATTATACAAGCCAAGTGCAGATCAAGGAAAAGATGGAACCTATAAAGCGCTAGTACGTTTTGTTCCTAATCCAGAAAACCCAAGAAACTCATTAGTAAAAAAGTACGTACACTGGTTAACAGATGCATCAGGTAACGGTCGATTAGTCGACTCACCTAGTTCTGTTGGAGAATCATGTCCAATTGCGGAAGTATTTTTCAAGTTACGTAATAGTGACTCAGCAGTTGATCGTAAGATGAGTGAAAAACTAAAAAGACGTGAGCAATATTACTCACTTATTAAAGTAATTAAAGATCCACAAAATCCAGAACTAGAAGGTACATACCTTATCTACAAGTTTGGATATAAGATCAAAGAGAAAATTGATGCAGAATTAAAGCCAAACTTTGGTGAACCAACTCAAGTATTTGACCTATTTGCAGGAAAGAATTTTGAATTAGTAATTACTCGTCAAGGAGAATATAACAACTATGATACTTCTAAATTCTCATCATCTAATAGTGCTATCGATTTAAGTGGTACTCCAGCTGAAAGAACTAAGGAAGGTATGGCAGTGATTAAAGAAGAGTTAGACAATGCTCCATCTTTAGAGCCTTATCAATATAAAGTATGGGATGGTGATGCAAGAGATTTCGTAAATGGAATTCTTAGACAATACTTAAACCCAGGAGATTCATTAGACTCAGTGGTTTCGAAACCAGCAGTTAAAGCAGTTCCTAAAAAGACAGCTGCACCTGTTGCTGAAGCAGTAGCTGAAAGTGTATCAACTCCTACATCGAGTGTTGATAGCAGTGATGATCTAGATTCTTTTCTAAATGACTTAGATATTTAAGACAGAATTAATACATTAAAATACAAAGGGCCCTTATGCATATAACCTGCTCAGGGCCCTTTCTTTGTTTTAAATAAGTATAATCATATTAAAAATATAATGAATGGCCGTATCAACTAAGATAGATGAAGCATTAAAATCAAAAATTAGAAGTCTTGTAAAGCAAGTTGCAACAACACAACATCGAGATCATAATAAGCAAATGCTTAAGGAAATGCCAGGTAGATTAACGTTAGCATGTCCTTATTGTGGAGACTCAACAACAGATACTCATAAAAAGAGAGGGAATATCTATTGGGATAGTTTGCAATTTCATTGTTTTAACTGTTCGGAACATGGTGATGTTTATTCATTATTAAAAGATCATCATATCGGTTTTAAAGATCGTGAAGATTCTATTGCAGTTATTGATTTTATACAAGATCATAGAGTTCAATCTAATTCTGTTGAAGTTTTAGAACACGATGTATTTAAAAGAATATATGATTTAGCACCAACCAAGCAAGAACTTACTAAAGCATTCGGTTATGTTGAAATAGAACCAGGAAGTCCAGGTTATTTTTATTTAAGAGGACGTATGTTATCTCATAAGTTAGATAATTTTATGTATTCTCCTAAAGACAAGAGAATGGTTGTATTAAATATGGCTCCAAATAATAAAGTAATTGGATTTCAAACCAGAGCTCTATCTAAATATAAAAGTGCAAGATACCTAACATATGATATTGAAAGAATATATCAAGATCAAGGTAAAGAGTTAAATGTAGTTGAAGATGAGCTAATTAGTTTAAAGAAAATATCTACACTGTTTGGAATATTACAAGTTGATTTTCAAAGAACAGTTACAATGTTCGAAGGACCTATTGATGCGATGTTTATGCAAAATAGTATAGGACTTGCAACAGCTGGTAGATCAACAGAGGAATTTGATGAGATACCAACAATACGCTATATGTTTGATAACGATAAAACTGGTAAAGAAAAGATGATGCAAAAACTACGTAGAAATAAAGAGATCTTTATGTGGGGTAAATTCTTTAGCGAAACTAAGTTAGATATTAAATGGGAAAAGTATCTCGATAATATGGATAAAAAAAATAGAGATAAATATCCTAAGGAAATAGGTGACTTAAATGATTTGGTTAGAGTTGCATATTATTTAAAAGATGGGTGTATAAAACATCTACCTAAATATTTTAGTAATTCAAAACTAGATGCTTATTTCTTATGAAAAATATAGATATTAATACAATGATAGATCAGGAGTTTGAAGACTTTGAAAACGATCGAAGGAGTAGAAAGAATATAAAGCTACTATTAAGCTTTAACAGAAACTCTGTTTTAAATTATGATGAAAAGAATATTATAATGTCAGAACCTAAATTTAAAAAGAAAATAGGTACTAGCATTTATATTAAACAAACTAAGAATAAGAATAACAATCAACTTTTTTAATTAAACAATACATGGCAGACTTAAAAGAAAAGATCCTTAAATTAGATGAGTATCTCGGTAAACAGAGAATAGACTGGACTGATAAAATAAAAGAACTTACCGTTAATTTAAAGAAGGGTATTGAACTTGAGGAAGTTAGTGCATATACATTAAGTTATAGGCAAATATTAGTTGAACAACTTGCTTCAATGTCTAATAAGATGAGAGCACAAAAAGGAACAGTTGATCAAAAATACAAACAAAAGTGGATAGAATATTATCAGTATGATTATAAACTAACCGACAAACAAAGAGAAAGATTTCTAGAAGCAGATCTTGCAGATGATAAACAGCTGTATGATTTACTAGAAACGCAGAAAAGCTTTATTGAAGCTTCTGTGAAGACTCTTGATAATATGGGCTTTGCAATAAAGAATCGCCTTGATATGTCAAGAATATAAAAAATAGTTCAATGATAATTGATACTAACATTAACAGACGATAATCAATTTTTACGAATTGATGATGCTACTGAACTTGAATTAGAACAGACTACAATCTCCCTGACGAAACGTATCGACAGTTGGAGATTTAATCCGTTAGTAAAGCGAGGAGTGTGGGATGGATATGTCTCTTATATTAAAGATGACAAATGGATTCCAGCTGGATTGTGGAGATATGTAATTCAGATTTGTAAAGATTATAAAATAGAGGTACAAATAAACGGAATTAAACGTTTAATTGATCCAGATATTAACGCAGAAGCCTTTGAGGAGTGGGCTCTTAAGTTCTTCGATGGTGCAGAGATAACGCCAAGGGACTATCAGATAGAAACTGCATATAATATACTTAAATTTAGAAAGTGTCTAGCGGAGCTTGCAACATCAGCAGGAAAGACACTTATTAGTTTTTTAACCGTAGCATATATGCTTGAAAAGAAAAAGGCTGAGAAGATACTATTTATAGTACCTAATGTTTCTTTAGTATTACAGGCACATGAAGATTTTCATGACTATAATTATATGAATAAGGTTGACTTAAAGATTCAACAAATATTTGCAGGTAAAAAGATCAAGAGCAATAAGAATGTTATTATTGGTACATATCAATCTCTTGTTAAAAAAGACAAGGAATATTTTGAACAATTTGATGCAGTTATAGTTGATGAAACTCACAAAGCAAAAAGTGCTTCAATTAAAACAATCCTACAAAAATGTACAAACGCTCAATATAAATATGGGCTATCAGGTACAATACCTAAGGATGGTACTTTAGATAAACTAACACTAATGAGCCAGACCGGCCCAGTGATTAGTGAAGTAAAGGCAAGTTTCTTACAAGAACAAGGACATATCGCAAAGTGTTTAGTTAAAGTTATTGAAATGAACTATGCAACAGATAAACAAAGACAAGCATTTCAAGAGCTTGCACAAAATAAATATGATAGTAAAGACGTTTTTTCATTGGAACAGAATTTCGTTATTAACAACGAAGGTCGTCTCAATTTTATTACAAGCGTTATTTCCAGAATACCCAGGAATAGTCTTGTCCTTTTTCACAGGATTGAACACGGTAAAAAAATATATGAAAAGCTTAGACAAGAAAGTAATAAGCGTGTATTTTATGTTGATGGTGGAACTGACAAAGATATTAGGGAAGAATACAAAAAGAAAATGGAAGCAGGAGAAGAAGTTGTTATTGTCGCATCGTTTGGTACCTTTTCAACAGGTATCTCAATTAAAAAGATACACAATATCTTCTTTACGGAATCTTTCAAATCGGAAGTAATTATAAGACAGTCAATTGGACGTGGATTAAGACAACATTCATCCAAAGATAAGGTATTAATAGTAGATTTTGTAGATAATATAAGAACAAGTGAATGGGATAATTACCTTTATAAACACGGTAAGGCCCGCCAAGCAATATATAGACAAGAAAAATTTGATTATAATATTAAAATAGTCAGATTTGAAGGAGATATATAGAAGTATAAAGATAAATTAAATAAAAAAATACATTAAAATGGCAGAAATTAATAGAATAACGTCCTTTAAGACTTTTTCGGAAATCAAAGCAACTCAAGTTGCTACACAATTGGCTGAAGAGAATGCTACAAAGCGTTCTGATTTAGCTACAAAAATATCAACATTGCTTGATGAAATGGAAATCAATTCATTTGAAGATTTAGCAGAAGATACTAAAAGAGAATTTATAACTAAAGCATTTGGAAACGTTTCTGAAGAAGAAGTTGAAATCGAAATTGAAGTATCTGATGAAATTGAAGATGAAGAATCTGATGAAGAAGTTGATGAATCATTAATAACTGAAGCTAAAGAATTATTTCAATTAGATATTGATTCTGAAGAGCACGGTGCTTTAGGTCTTTCAGTTACTATGAAAGAATTAAAAGATGTTTACAAAAAGAACAAGAAAGACATTAATGATGTTGAAGATTTATTGTTTCAATTCGTATATGCCCAACCTGAAGATTTTGCTGCAATAGATACTGAAGGTATGGAAATCTCTGGTGCAAACGTCGGAGACGTACAAACTCTGTTAGCTAAAGAATTTGGTATTAAAGAAAATGTTCAACATGAACTTAACGAAGCTATTATTGTAACAGGTAAAAGAGGAGCTAAGAAAGTATTTAATCAATTAGTTAAAATATGGAACGAATATCCTGCATTTGGAGCTAATGATCAATCACATAAATTAGGAGTATTAAAACAATTATTCTTTGATGCAATGGAAGATGCAAACTTCTCTAGAGAAGCTTACGCTATCATGAAAACAATCAAAGGTAATATTAAACCAGTAACTATTAAAGTTGCAGAATTAGGTGGTGTAGAATTAAAGCTACCAATGCCTAAAATTAGAGAAGCTATTTCAGAACTTGCATCTAGAATCGCAACTGCTGGAGAATGGGGTGGAATTACAATCGTTGAAGGAACAGCAATGTTCTTAGACTATTTAAAAGAAACTAAAACAGCTGAAAATTTACTTAATGGATTTAATGCACAATTTGAATCAGTTCAAATTATGGAATCTAGAGTTTCTGAAGGAAGGGCATTTGTTGCAGCTGCTAGAAAAGCTAAAGATGAAGGTTTAGAAGAATTTGAATATGACGGTAGCACTTACCCAGTTCTTTTAAAAGAAACTAAAACGGTTTTAAACGAAGGAACAAGAGGTCAATTTGGTAAAATAGATAAAAAAGGAAATATTACTTCTGTATATATGCATTACGATTCATATCCAGAAAACGTATTACCAATTATCAAACAATCATTTAAAGGTGGTAAAAATGTTGATGTTGTTATTTCTAAAGGAAACAACTCAGGATTAGATAAAAATGTTGATGCAATAAACTACTATAACGATAGTACTACTGGAGAAACAGGAAATGTTAAAAAAATAGATAATTATCTTAGAACAGCAAGTGATGAGAGCGGTGCAGAATATGTTTACCTATGGGACGAAGGTTCTAAAACTTGGATGATGGCAGATATTTACGGAGGTTCTGGATTAGTTCCAGCCTTTGAATCTGTAATTACTGAAGCAGAAGAAGTTGAAGAAGGTAATGCTTTCGGAGATGCAGTTAGAAAAGCTAAAGAAGCTGGAGAAAAAGAATTTGAATTTGAAGGAGAAACTTTCAAGGTTGAAGAGACTGAAGAAGTTGAAGAGACTGAAGAAGTTGAAGAGACTGAAGAAGTTGAAGAGACTGAAGAAGTTGAAGAGACTGAAGAAGTTGAAGAGACTGAAGAAGTTGAAGAGACTGAAGAAGTTGAAGAGACTGAAGAAGTTGAAGAGACTGAAGAAGTTGAAGAGACTGAAGAAGTTGAAGAGACTGAAGAAGTTGAAGAAGCAATAGTTACAGAAGCTAAATTTGACAAGAAGAAGTTAATGAAAGCAATGAAACAAGATGATGGTATTATTCAATTAGCAAATGGTGATGAATTTATCATATACAACCCAGATAATGGAAATGACGAAAACACTGCAATGTGGAATGACAAAGTTATATTTGCATTAGATCAAGACGGTGAAGAACACGAAGTTAAATATTCTGACATTGTAAGTTATAATGAATCAGAAGTTAACGAAGGTAAATCAGGAGTTAATACATTCCTAGCAAATATCGCTAACGACTATCAATTTGATAAAAAGCACGATCATTATTCAGGATTTCTAAACACAGAACCAAGTGATATGGGTGACGATGCTATTGAGTTTATTAATAATGTTGATAAATACAAATCATTAATGAAAAAACATGGACTTTCATTAGAACCAGGATATAGTGATGATGAAGCAATATTTATTAAAGAATCAGAAGTTAACGAAGCTAAATTTAAAATAGGCGATAGAGTTTCTGTTTTAGGTAAAAGTTCTAAAAAACCTTTTGATTCTGGTGAAGTTACTGGCATACAAAAGGATGGTACAATTCTAATTAATGGTTTAGAGACTATTTCACATGAAGTAGCAATAGATGCAGAATTAGTTGTTAAAGAATCAGTAGTTACTGAAGCAGAAATTAAATCTGACGAAGAATTTACTGAATACGCAAATACTGTTTTACAAAAAGCATTCGGAGAAGATTTTGACGAAGCTAAAGCAAAAGAAGCTATTGATGGTATCTTATCTAAAAGCGACGGAGATTATGGCGCTGCAGTTGGTATTTTAACATCTTCATTAGGATAAAAAACAAAAAAAAGTATGACTTGGATTTTTCCAGGTCATTTCCTTTTATTATATTTACATATATGAAAAAACCTATTTTAACATACGAACAGTTTCTTATAGAGAGATCTAATACGAACGTACAAGACTCTCAATTAATATTAGAAGGAGGAGCAGCAGGTCACATGAAGCACCCCTTTGATGATCAATCATTAACATTTGGAGATTTTAAAAAGATAGTACATGCTGGTTTACAGGGTGAATTAAACTTTGAAGAAGAAGCAACTGAAAAGACAGATGGTCAAAATGTATTTGCAACAGTACAAGATGGTGAAGTTAAATTTGCTAGAAACAAAGGGGATATGAAAAACCCAATGTCTCTATCTCAATTTAAAGACAAATTCGATGGACATCCAAGTAAATTAGTTCAAGACACTTTTCAATTTGCTGCAGAAGATTTAGCAGATTCATTAAATAAATTATCATCTAAAGATTTAGAGATATTTGATAATGGTAAGAACTTCATGAACATGGAGCTTATTTACTCTAAGAATCCAAACGTTATATATTATGACAGAGATGTTATTCAATTCCACGGAATTAAAGTAACTGATGGTGAAGGTAATATTATTGGAGAAGAAACTAAGTATGCTAATAGTATTGCAAAAGCACTAAAAGATTTAAAACTTAATATTGGAAAAACATTTACAGTGATTCCACCTCAAGTTATTAAACTAGGTAAAGATATTGACTTTGAAACAAATAAGAATAAATTCATAAAAAAGGTAGAAGATCTAAAGAATCGTTATAATTTAACAGATGCTGATGAAGTTTCTAGATATCACGAGATGTGGTGGAGAGAATTAATAGAAGCAAACTTTCCAGATCTAACACAAGACCATAAAGAAGGTTTATTATTAAGATGGGCTTATGGAGATAAAAAGACTCTTAACTTAAGATCTTTAGATAAAACACTAGGAAAAGATAAAGCATCAGTTATTAAGAAATTCGATAAAGAAGATTTTAAAAAGAAACAAAAGGAAAATATTAGACCATTCGAAGACCTTTTCTTAGAATTAGGTAGTGTTATTCTTAAAAATGCAAGTAACTTTGTTGCTGCTAATCCTGATAAGGAGATGCAACGATTACATACTCAAATTAGAACTGAAGCTGACAAGATTAAAAAAGGTGGAGGTGCAGAACAAGTTAATAAAGTAATTGCAGAATTAGACAGATTAGATAGAATCGGAGGTATTGAATCTATAATCCCAACTGAGGGAGTTGTATTTGTATATAAAGGTAAAGTTTTTAAACTTACTGGAACATTTGCAGCAATTAATCAATTAATGGGAATCATTAAATACGGAGGAAGATAAACAATAAAATAGAATATGGCACTTACAAAACTAAGAGAACATTTTCAAGGAACTAACTCAAACGAGTTCCAGAGATTATTAAATAATAAAGTGATGGTTGTTGAAAAGATTTCAGCTCCTTCATTTTATGTTAGAAGAACTAATGAAAAGTTTGAATTCTATAAGTCTTCAAACTCTAAACCACTTACAATTATTGATAGGACTATAATGTCCTTATATGAAGTTGGTATTAAACACATTCAAAGTTTAAGTCCAAGTTCTAAGGAACAATTACCTACTGATTATAGATTTGGATTTGAATATTTACCAGAAACTAATGTATCTTCATATTCATACGATTCTACGCCAACTAGCAATTTAATCTTAACAAACATTCAGCAAATGACTGAAGGTGGTAAGGTTAAGAAAACAATAATTGATCCATCTATTTTAGAAAAGTGGTCAAATGTATTAGAAGTGCAAAAGCAAGATGTTATTTTTTATGGTGTCTTAGATTCAATGCAGAAAGAACAATTAGTAAAATTGTTAGAAATGAATGATAAAGAATTCTCACAGTCATTTGATTATGATATAGTAACTGAGACTGAAACTTCATTTACAAAAGAAATTTACAAACTTTTTAATCCAAACTCAACTAAATCAGTATTACAAGAAGATTTAGAACAAGAAATTGACGGTTTAATCTTAAACTTCGCAGAAGGAAAAAAGATAAAATCATTTAAATTAGAAGATTTTATAAGAGAATCAATTAATGAAAGTCGCGAAAGTTCTCACATGTATCAAATAGCAATTGCAGATATATTAGAATACTTTACTAGTTATGACTTTAGTAAAATACAATTAGTTGAGGAAAGTGCTGATCATAGGTATATTGAATTAATGTCAGTTGTATTTAATGAATATATTGGTAAAAATGCTTCAAGATATATTGGAGTTAATTTTGAAAATGCAGAATTCTCTAAAGGAAACTCATTTAACCTAAACACTAACTTTATAAAGAACGAGAAGACACTCAGACATGTATCTAACGACGTATTATCAAGTTTATTCAAAATTACACTAGGAACATTTAGAAAGCAAAAGAGCAAGTCCTCTGACATTTTAAATGATGACATGATAGTTCAATTAAATAATGTAGTAGATAAAATAAATGAAGTTGTATTCGTAGAAAACACTGATGAAAACTCTATTTACGATTATAGTAACTTTATACTTCACGATAAAATTAAAACTAAGATGAGTGTTAATGAGGCATTAACAGTAACATACGGAGAACAAGGAAAACAACCAGTCAATATATTTGTTGGTAGATTTCAACCGTTTACTCTTGGCCATGCTAAAGTATTAGAAACAATGCATAAGGAAAATGGATTTCCTGTAGTTGTATTTTTAATTAAAGCAAAAAAGATAAAGAAAGGTGAAGAATTTAAAAGACCTTATAGCGAAGAGTTACAAATTGAAATGTTTAAAAATGTTCAAAAGCAATATAAATTCCTAAAGGATATTATAGTACTTCCATCAGCAGCGATAGATAAAATGTTTAATGAACTAAGACCTAATTATGAACCAGTATTATGGGGAACAGGATCTGATAGAATGAAATCTTACGGATATCAAGTAAACAATGATTCTTATAGAGATCAATTAAATGCTAGAGCTGATTTTGGTCTTTTTGAAATTCCAAGAACAGATGATAATATTTCAGCAACTCAAGTTAGAAATGCATTATTAGATGGTGATGAAAAGACATTTAAGAAAATGACTCCTAGGGCAATCCATAAAATGTATGGTGTTTTAAAGTCAGAATTAGAGAACGTTATGGAGTTAGTTCCAGAATCAAAAGAGACAACTGGATCATTCATGACATTCGAACAATATATGAATAAATTAACTAATTAATTTTAGTACTATAAATAATAGATATATAATCTAATAATATAAAATAAAAGTAATAATAAATGGAAAATCAACATAGCGATCAACCAGGTAAATTGAACGAGAAAAAGCTAGTAACAAAAAGAGCTTATACTGAATCACACCCTGCAAAAACGGTTGGAATGACAGCTAAGATCAGAAATAAAATGTTAGAAGCTATCAAGGATGGTAAAGTAGCAACTGGTGAATTTGATAGAATTTTAAAGGAACTTTCATCTAACTCTAAAAGATGGATGAATAGAAATGGTAAATTATTTAATGTTTCTGAGGAAGGAATTTCATTATCAACTTTAGGAAAAAGAATTCTTAAAGGAATTACAGTAAACGAAGCAACTACAGAAAATCCAGAAGTATGGGTTCCTAGTGGATTTGATAAAGCAATTTCAAAATTGCCAAACAGTCAAGTAACATTAGATGTAGTTAAAAAACTAGCAAAAAAACATAAAGTATTTATTGAAGATGCTATAAAATACGTTGAGTATGGATGGGCACTAGATTTACAAGAGAACAAAAACACGCAAATTATGAAAACTAAATTAGTAAAGGAATCTTTTCAAGAATTTATTAGTGCAAACGAAGCAACTGTTGTTATGGATGCAACACAACCTGATGATAAAGCCTTTTTAAAATTCTTAAAAAAGAACAAAGTATCAATCGAAGTTATTGATCAAGAAGGTCCTTCAGGATTTCCAGAAGTTGAACTAACGGGGAAAAGAGAAGATCTTGAAAAAGTTTTAGCATCTCCAGACGGATGGGATGATGCTGATTTAGCAGAATACATCGAAGAATCAGTAGTTAACGAAGCATTCAAATCTTCTAAGTTAAGAAACTTATTAACAATGACAGATTCAATGACATACGGCGATAAAGCAGATGCTGCATTACCTAAAGCATTTTATCAATTAACTAAAATGAAATTAGATCAAATCGGAGACGAAGATTTAATCGACATGACACCTAAAGAAGCTTATAAAGCATATGCTAACGATAGAGACACTGTAGTATTTTATATAGTTGATAATGACAAAGCAAATCCATTCGGAACAGGATCAGTTGCTCCTGGTGTTTTAGCATTAACAAGAGGAAAAGATTTCTTAGGAGTTCAATATGAATCAACAGGATATAGAAGAAAGAAGAACACCAAAACTTTAAAAGGTGGAGATGATAGAATGGCAGTTGGTGGTAACAAAGCATATAAAGGATACGATGCAACGGGAATAGCTTCAATTAAAAGAGCGGCTGATTTAGCAGATAGAGCAGTAGCATTTAGTTTATCAAATCTTACCAAATCTTCTAGATCAGAAATTGCTGCAAGAGTAGATCAAAAATCAGGAGCTACTGCATTTATGAATGATAAAGACTTCAAAAAAGCAAACAAAGCAAGATATCAAGAAATATTAGCAACTAAAGCTTCTAAATTACCATTAGATAAAATGGTTTCAGATTCTATTGATGCATTATCAGCTCAAATTAAAGAGGGTTTAGCTAAAGGTGAAAAAGGAAGATACGGAGATATTATTATTGGAAGAAATTCTAAGGGTAATGAAGCTAAAATGAGAGACGCATCAAACCACATGTCTCATATATTAGATGATTATAGTAGATACGTTGATTATACTAAACAATCTGAAGAGGCTAAAGCAGAGAAATACTCATCTAATTATGCTGAGAAAGAAGCTAAAAATTATGCTAAAGAAATAAAAGATAAAGTTTCTAAGATTAAGAAATTTGATTACGCTTGGTAATATGAAAGAACTAGAAGAAAATCAATTAAAGGAATCAAAGAGTATTGATGCCAAAATAGAATCACTATTAAAAAAATATGGGTTTAAGTTTTGGAAAGGAGATCCTAAGGGAGGTAGTCCTAATGAAGATACTATATATGATAAAACGACCGAGGATGGCGAATGGACTATAGAGTATGATTTACCACTAGTTAGACGCGAAGATTCACAAGGAATATATTGGGATTCTGCTCGTACTGCAGGTTATCACATTTATTTTTATCCACGTGAAGATAAGATTGATACGTTCATTTCATTATTTAATAAAAAATATAAATCAAAATTTAAAAAGAAAGATTTATCCGTAGAACAAGGATTTGATTTAGGGTATGGTTTATTTAATAATGAAAAAGAATTCTTAATGAAACTAGAGCACGAATTGAAAAAAACAGAGAATAGAGTAAAAGATATTTTCGAAAATATAACAACAAGTTCTATTACAGGAATGGGGGAGGTTACCTTACCAACGGCAACTCAAACTGGATCAGGGGATATCCCAGCAGGTAGCGGAGACTCTGAAAAGGAATATAAAAAGAAAAAGAAAAAAATGAAAAAATTACAAAACTTCGAATCATTTTTTAATGAATCAAAAAATAAATTAACAACAAATTTATCTGAATTTGTAAATACAAATGAAGGTGTTTTCGGAATATACAAAGATTTAGCAAAAAATGCAAAAGATCAAAATTCATTTATTAAACAATTCTTTAAGGAATTTAAAGATGATGTTAAGAAAACAAAAGATACAATGAAAATGGCAGCTTCAATGTACGATGAATTATTAGGACTTGGCGAATCTGTAGTTAATGAAGCATTTTCTAGAATGTCTAAGGATACGATAGAAGATGAATTATACAAAGCTAGTCAAGAATTATCAAAGTATTATGATTGGCTTAAAGCTGGTAATGATTCAGGTAAAGGCGAAACATTAAATAGTATTATAGATCTATTGAAAAAATGTAAAAGTAATATTAAAAGGTTTAATAAACCAGAAGAAGTTAAAGGTACTGCATACGAATCATTAGTTACTGAAAAATTTAAATTTAGTAAAAAAGAAGTGGAAGCTGCTGCTAACTTAATAGCATCTGCAATTTCTCAAGCTGATATGGTTAAAGCAAAGGTACACGACTTAGAATATGTTAAAGGTAAAGGAGCTGGTTTTGAAATTTCAATTGATGGTGAAAAGTACGATGGTGGAAGTTATACAGTAAAGGATAATGGAGACGTTGTTAATGCAGCAATTGGTAATAAACACCCAAATGCAGTTTATAATACAATAGGTAATAAAGATATTGCAGATGTTTTCATCAATATGGAAAAGTATGAATCATTAGTTTCTGAAGCTAAATTTGTAAAAGAATTCAACAAAGAAGTTCTAGATGCAAAAACAAAAGAAGAAGTTACAAAACTTTATCCAAATGCAAAATTTTATGTTGGTAAGTCAGATCATTTCTTCGGAGATCTAGAAGATAACTTATTCTTTAAAGCATATTATACTAAAGCACAAAAAGAATTTAAAATAAAATCAGTTTATTCTGAAAAAGGAAGTAACTATGTCCATTTATACAATGAATCAATAGTTAATGAAGCAGCTACAAAATCTGCAGGTCTTGTACAATTCGCAGCAGATGAAAAAGCTGAAGGTAAAAATGCAGAAATTCACTTAGCAACCTTTGATGGTTCTGGAATGGAAGCTCAATCAACTAATAAAACGTGGGATGATGGTGTTCCAGTAACAAAGAACTTTACAAGAGGAGGTTACAAGAGAGTAGCACCTAAAGGAGAAGTTTATATTATAGAATCAGACAATTGGTGGTATTTCACATATAAAGCAGTATGGTATGCCGTTAAGAGAAAGGATTATGGAACTCCACCTTTTGAATATTAATAAAATAATAAAATTAAAATAAAATCATGAAACACGTACAATTATTCGAACAATTCGTAAACGAAAAGGTATATAGAATGACTGGAGTTTATAGTTCTAAAGGACTAGTAGGAAAGGTAATGCAAGCATTTAAGAAAACTATAGAAAAAGTTTCTTATGAAGGAGATCAAAAAGCAACTTTAGCTGAGGTTAATAAAGCATGGTCAAGTTTTAAATCAACTGGAGAAAAGATTATCTTGGATGTTGTTGAAAAGGGAGCAAAGAGTATGGATTCAGTATTATTCGTAACAGCTAATCTAGATAAAGGATTTCATATTGACGAAATTAATAAATTAAACAGCGAAGATTCTAACCAATTATTCGTTGGATATGAATTAGTAATTAACGTTGGATTTATGGATGATGTTAACGGTAGCAAATTGTATAAGAAAATAGATAAGACTGGAATGATGAATTCTCCAATAGCTTCTAAAAAAGATACAATCTATGGTACAATGGCATCAGTTGGTAATAACAATTTAGAGATTAGAGATAACGAATTCATGTCAATAGACTCAAAATAAAATATTAAACGAATTTCGCGTATCATCGAAATACATTCAACCGCGTGTTGAAACAATTCAAGAATGCTCTGTATAAACTACAGAGCATTTCTTATTTAAACAGACACGTATGCAGCAATTTTTATTCAAACCAGAGAATTACACAACATGGTCAACAAAGGCCTTAGACAAAATACAAAAGACAATAGACTCTTGTATTAATCAATCACATATTGATGCCGCTAAGAATATGGTAGATCATTATGTATTAACACTATGTTTAAATGAAGCTTTCCCGGATGAAACTGTCCAAGACATAGCAAAGCAACTATACTTATATTTAAACTTAAAACAAGGTAATTTATATGAATAATTCTAAAGGAAAAATAGGATTTACAGCAGGTAACTTTGATCTATTACATCCAGGTTATATTTACACATTTGAAACTGCAAAGCAACATTGTGATTACTTCATGGTGTTTCTACAAATAGATCCATCTGAAACAAGATTCACTAAATACAAACCAGTAATTCCATTATACGAAAGATATAAAACACTAATGGCAATAAGATATGTTGATGAGGTTGTTACGTATCAAACAGAGGAAGACTTAATAAAGTTAATAGAATTTTATAAGCCTGAGATTAGAATTTTAGGTGATGACTATATCGGTAAGAGGTTCTCAGGGGATAATCTATCTCCAGAAGTTATTTATACTACTAGAGCCCACGGATGGTCTACGACTAAGCTAAAGGACTTGATTACTATACAAACGGTTAAACAAAACCCTGATTTAATTGACAGAGCAAAGAATGATAGTAACACATCGCCTGCTCAGTATTTGATGCTAGCAATTAGAGATCAAATAGCCCAGCACTTTGAAGGTAATTTAACAAAGGAACAATATAAAAACGCAATTAAAGACTTATTAGAAGAATCATGAGAATAATCGTAACAGGTGGATTTGGATTTATAGGATCTGAATTCGTAAACACAATCGGAAGAAAAAACCCAAATGCAGAAGTATTGGTAGTTGATAACTTAACGTATGCTGCAGATGCACGTAGAGTTAATGTACCTAATATTGATTTTCTTAATATGGATATTTGTGATGTAACAGCAGAGGACTTAGGTTCTTATGATTATATCGTACACTTTGCAGCAGAGAGTCATGTAGACAACTCTATTAAAGATGGAAAACCATTTGTTAGAACTAATGTTGAAGGAACATTCAATTTATTAGAGTGTGCCAGACAAAACAAAGACCTTAAGAAATTTATTCATATTTCAACCGATGAGGTTTATGGAGATATGGATGATATATGCTGGGATGCAGAATCTAACGAAACTTTCGGATTGAAAGGATCTTCTTATTATTCAGCAACTAAAGCTGCGAGTGATCTTTTAGTAGAAGCTGCTGGAAGAACATTTGGATTGCCATACTTAATTACAAGAACATGTAATAATTACGGATCTAAACAAAATGCAGAGAAGTTTATTCCAAAAATCATAAAATCTATTGCAGAGGATTTAATAATCCCAGTATATGGAGATGGTAACCAAATAAGAGAATGGATTGACGTAGAAGATAATACACAGATATTATACAATCTTATGTTATCTGAAGAACAAGGTGAAGTTTATAACATTGGATCCGGAGAAAGATATGAGAATATTGAAATCGTAAATATGATCGGAGAGATGTTAGGTAAAAAACCAAAGTTTGAATTCGTAGCAGATAGATTAGGACATGATAGAAGATATGCTGTTGATTCGTCAAAGGTAAGAGGTTTATACCCTGAATGGATTAACCTATCATTTAAAGAATTTTTATTAGAACAAGTAAACACAATTAAAAACAAAAAAACATGAATAAACATTTAATCATAATGCTTAGAACTTCAGCTGAAGCAGATAAAGCAAAAGCACTCCTATCCCTAGATTTATTAGGCGAAAAAGGAACAGGTATAGGGGATCACTCTACCGGGGATTTTTACAAAAACGCAGAAGAAGCGTTAATAATGCTAGTAGATGCAGACGATAGGTTAGCTGCTCTAAATAAATACTATGGAAAAATCGGAAAATAGTATGTATAATTGTTAATAACTTTTAAAAATAAGTGAGTCAGGATTTTCCTGGTTCACTTTTTTTGTTTATATTTACATATAACAAATAACCAATCAAATATGTCAGAACAAACAAATTACACAGCAAACGAAGAGTACCAAAGATTTGAATCTATTATGAACACACAGGAATACCTTACTCAAGAGGAATATGATTTTTGTTTTTCATATGATAAAGATATTAGAGAAAATACTACCTTCGTAGGTTTGTCTGAAGGTAATACTTACTTAAACTTAAATGTGTATAGTGAACATGATCATGAGAAACGACAATCTGATATGGAAACTTATTAAAAATAAATGCAATAAAGTTTTTTTATATCAATAAAAAGGTTTATATTTACATATAACAAAACACATAACATATGAAACTAGAAGAATTACAAATCCTATTAGAAAGAGCATCAGAAAACATCAGATACGGAAATCCAGGCGATGAAACCCAATGGGCTTATAACGAAGGAATCGAAGATCTTGCAATCGAATTAGAAAACCAAATAAATAATAAAAACAAATAAACAAACAAATTATGGCTATTTCACACAAACACCCTTGGGAATTTAAACAAGAAGCAAAAATCGTAGAAAACCCAACTAAAGAAGAATTTGATGATTTAAATGCAAGAGCAATTAAAAACAATGAAAAGGAAATAGTTAGATCACCATATACAATGGTTGATGGAATTCCTCACAAGTTTTGTAAAAATAGAGGATGGGTCGCTTTAACTAAAATGGACTAGAAACATTTTAATATTTATTAGTATAATAACAAACATAAAAAGAATGAAAAGCATTTTAGAAGAAGCGAATGATATCGTAAATAATAGAAGTGAAGAAGCTGATCGTAACTACGGTCCTTTTTCAGAAGGCATGGACCGAGCAGCTATGATATTCCAAGGAATGACAGGTCACGAAGTAACAGGTGCAGATATGTTTAAGGCACTAGTAGCTCTTAAATTCTCTAGAGAAAGTTACAATCACAAACGTGATAATTTATTAGATGCTGTTGCGTATATCCAAGGACTTGATAACTACGTTAATGAAGAAAAGAACCTTTAAAATAAAAAACAAATGGCAAATATAGATAATGAATGTAAGGATCTAGAAGTAAATGATTTCTATGATAAATCAACAACACACTTAGAAGATATAATGTCTCATCAAAAAAACATGCAAGAGAAAACGTATGGTTTTAATTTTGAAGATATGACTATTAGAGAAATCATGGAATTCT